CGCAGAGTCAGGCTATCAAGACGGCAGAAGCGATCGCGCGAGCCACTACCGCGCGACCGCCGACACCGGCATCCGGGCAGCCGATGCCCGAGTAGCAGCGCGACGAATGACAACTGAAGAGCAGGAGACGGTCGAAGAAGTCGTCGAAGCACCCGAGGCCGAAGAGCCGGAGCCCGCAGGCGAGCAGACCGCCGAGGCCCCCGAACCGGACGAAGACGCGGTCGAGGACGAGGTCATCGTCACCGTTGGCGACGCACCGCCGCCAGAAGCACCAGCATCGGAGGAACGCGACCCGAAGTTGGTGAACAAGTTGCGGAAGCTCTTGCGCGAGCAAGAGCGCAAGGTGCGCGAGTACGAGGTGAAGCTGAAGGCAGCAGCCCCGCCGGTCGAGAACACACCGCCGGCGCTTGGGGCAAAGCCGAAGCTCGAAGACCTCGACTACGAAGCCGACAAGTACGAAGCGGCCCTCTCGGCATGGTTCGAGCGGAAGCGCGCTCACGACGAGCACGCGCAGAAGCAGAAGCAGGCCGAAGAGACGCAGCGGCAAGCGTGGCAAGCCCGCCTCGACGGGTACGCGAAGGCGAAAGCATCCCTTCGCGTGCGCGACTACGAGGAGGCCGAACACGCGGTGACCGACGCCCTCGACGTGACGCAGCAAGGCATCATCGTCTCCGGCGCCGAGAACCCCGCCCTCGTGACGTACGCGCTCGGAAAGGACTCGGCGAAGCTCGCCGAGCTCCGCGCCATCACCGACCCCGTGAAGTTCGCCTTCGCGGTGGCCAAGCTGGAGACTCAGTTGAAGGTCACGCCCCGCAAACCCGCATCCGCTCCCGAGACCGTCGTGAGGTCCAACACGCGCGTATCGGGTGCGACCGACTCAGTCCTCGAACGCCTCGAAGAAGAAGCAGACCGCACCGGCGACCGCTCCCGCGTCGTCGCGTACAAGGCGAAGCTTCGCGCGCAGGCGAAGAAGTAGTTTCCCCACCCATTCACCAGGATTCAGACAATGGCCAACGCATTTTCCAAAGAAGAGAAGGTTGCCTTCGATCAGCTCCTCGAGGGCTTCAACGACGCGCTCGTGATGAGCCGCAACGTCAACGTCTACAACTACAACCAGACGGACGCGGCGCGCACGACGGCGATGCCGGGCGTCCCCGTCCCGCCGATCTCGCCCGCGGGCGCGAACTTCGGCACCGTCTGGCGTCCGCAGCCGTACATCATGACCTCGGTCACGAGCACGCCCGGCATTGGCGTCACCTTCAGCGACAAGACGCAGCTCACCGTTCCGGCGAGCATCACCACGGTCAAGACCTCCGCTTGGGCGATGACGAGCACCGAGCTCCGCGACGCGCTTCAGGAAGGCCGTCTCGCGGCGGGCGCGAACCAGAAGCTTGCCTCCGACATCAACGTCGCGCTCATGCAGGCGGCCTCGGGCCTCGGCTCGCTCGTCGTCCCGATCCAAACCCCCGCGGGCTCGTTCGACGACATCGCGCTTTGCGACACGCTCATGAACGAGACCGGCGTCATGGGCGACAACCGTTACCTCTCGCTCTCCTCGCGCAGCTACAACGGCCTCGCGGGCAACGTCGTCGGCTCGACGCGCTCATTCGGCCAGAACAACCGCTCCGACAAGGCGTTCGAGCGCGCGTACGTCGGCATGGTGAGCTCGTTCGACACCTACAAGCAGGACTACGCGCTTCGCCTCACGGGCAACACGCAGGTGGTCGGCGCCGCGACGATCGCGACGAACGGCGCGCAGGCGAACTTCGTCCCGAAGGCGACCGACGTCACCGTCGCTGGCGTCCTCAACGTCGACAACCGCTTCCAGACCGTGGCCGTGAACACCGGCTCGCTCTTCAACGTGGGCGACGCCTTCACGATCGAGGGCATCGAGGCGGTGCACCTCATCACGAAGCAGCCGACGGGCCAGCCGAAGACGTTCCGCGTCGTTGCCATCGCCGGCAACAACGTCACCATCACCCCGCCGATCATCAGCGCCGACAACGCGCCGACCGAGGCCGAACTCCAGTACAAGAACTGCGAGCGCGCGGGCTCCGGTCTCCCCGCTGCGCAGGTGACCTTCCTCAACACCGTGACCGCCGATCTCAACTGCTTCTGGCACAAGTCGGCGATCGAGATCCTTCCGGGTCGCCTCGCGATCCCCGAGAACGCCGGTGTCGCCGTCATGCGCGCGACGACGGACCAGGGCATCGAGGTCGTGATGCAGAAGCAGTTCGACCTCCCGACCTCGACGACGCGCTTCCGCCTCGACGTGCTCTTCGGTACCGCGGTGCTCAACACCGAGATGGTAGGGGTGCTTTTGTTCGGGCAGTGAAAGCCAGCCAACCGGCGAAAGGAGGAGCGGCTTCGGTCGCTCCTTCTTTTTTGCTTTGCGCGTGCTACCGTGCCGCGTGTGCGCTGCGCGACGGAGGATGCGATGCCGCTGACGAAGGGTTACTCGAAGAAGTCCGTCTCGAAGAACATCAAGACGGAGATGAAGGCGGGCAAGCCGCAGAAGCAGGCCGTCGCCATCGCGCTCAACGTCGCTCGCAAGGCGAAGAAGGCGGCAAAGTGATCGGTGAAATCTCCGTCTACGTCTTCCGCAAGGCAAACGGGCGCGTCATCTCCGAGCGCGTCTTTGAGCGCGCGACGCTCGAGCATCGACTCCGCCACGGCTACACGCTCGACCGTTCAGGCGTCGCGCCGAAGCCTGCCGAGCCCGTCGCCGCTGCTCCTGAGGCCGCGGAAGACGTGAGCTCCGTTGACGAGTCGCCGCCGACGCGCGAGGAGCTCGAGGCGAAGGCCGAAGAGCTCGGCGTGAAGGTCGACAAGCGCTGGGGCGATCGTCGCCTCATGGTCGAACTGACGAAGGCTCTCGAAGGCAAGGGTGACTGAGCGATGGGCTACTCGAAGCGTCAGTTCCTCGAAGCGGCGTTCACGGAGATCGGCCTCGCCGACTACGTCTTCAACCTGACGGCGCAGGAACTCGCGACCGCGCTTCGCCGCCTCGACGCGATGATGGCCGAGTGGAACGAGCGCGGCCTCCGTCTCGGCTACCCGCTCCCCGGCTCGCCTCAGTTCTCCGACCTCGACGCGCCGTCGGGTGTCCCCGACCGTGCGAACGAGGCCGTCATCACAAACCTCGCGTGCCGCATTGCGCCGAGCTACGGGAAGCAGGTGCTCCCGGGCACGATGACGACCGCGCGCGGGGCGCTCAACACGATCCTCGTCCGCGCTGCGGCCCCGACGCCGATGCGCTACCCTGGCACGCTCCCGGTGGGCGCGGGCAACAAGCCCTGGTCGACGCAGGGCGACCCCTACATGCCGCACCCCGTCGAGCCGCTGCTGACCGGGCAAGACGGCCCGTTCGATTTCGAGTGAGGACACGATGCCGACGATCAACCAGCTTGCGCAGATTCAGACGCTCACGGGAGCGGATCAAATCCCCGTGTACTCCGCATCGAACGGCGACGCGCGCAAGGCGTCGCTGACGGCGCTCGTCGACTACTTCGAGACGGCGTTCGCGTCGCCGGACTACGTCACGCAGTACGCCTCGCCGAACGTGAACGGCTTCGTCGTGAGCATCGCGAGCACGACGCAACCGACGTGGCTTCTCCTCACGCCGACGACCGCCTTCGCGGCGGGGACCATCGTCCTTCCGGCTGCGGCGAGCATCCCCGACGGGCTCGAGCTCCTCGTCTACTCGTCGCAGGACATCGCCGCGCTCGCGGTGTCGCTCAACGGCGCGACGGCGGTCAACGGCGCCCCCAGCTTCATCTCTGCGAACGCGTCCTTCGCGCTGCGCTTCGACAGGCTCTCGAACGCGTGGTGGTCGGTGCAGGGCCAGAGCTCGGGCACATACGCGCAGGGCTCGTGGACGCCGGTCCTCGTCGGCGGCGTCGTGGTCGGCACCGTAAACTACACGGGTCGATGGACGCGCACAGGCCGTCAGGTCATCGTCGAGATCCTCGTCGAGCCGCAGGCGCTCTCGAGCCTCGCGTTCGCCGGCGGCGGGTCTTACTGGACCGGCCTTCCTGCGTCGCTCTTCCCGTGGTCGGGCGCGAACGCGAACGCAAGCGGCCCCGCGAACGCGAGCTTCCCTGGCGTCGGTCTCGTCGTGCTCGACGACACGCCGGGCGTCGGGAAGATCGTCACGCTCTCGAGCAACGCGAACTTCATCGCCTCTTCGCGGTCGCTCTTCACCGCGACGTATACCATCTAACGGAGCCTCCCCATGAGCTACTACCTGCAAGCCTTCGCGCCCGCTTTCGGCAACGGGCTCCTCCTCTCGCCCGGCGTCGCAAGCACAACGACGGCCTTCCCGAACAACTCGAACGCCGTCGAGCTCACGAACCTCGGCGCGACGCGCGTCTCCGTTTCCTTCGGCGACACGAACGCCGTCACCGCGTCGCTCAATGCAGACTACACGATCCTCCCCGGCATGAAGATCGTCGTGACGAAGAACCGGGCGCACCAGTTCATCGCGCACATCAGCAGCGCGGCGGGCGGCTCCCTTCACATCATCCCCGGCGAGGGCTTCTGATGGCGCTCCGAGCACTCCAAGGGCCTACTGGCGGCGGCACTCCAGTCGGCGGCACCGGCACCACGAACACGATCCCCCGCTGGACCGGGCCGACGACGCTGGGGGATTCGATCATCACGCAGACGGGCACCAGCCGCATCACGGTGGGAAGCGGCAGCTACGCAGGCGCGTCGTTGGACGGTGTGCGCCTAGTCAACGGCGTAAACAGCTACTTCGCCGCAAGCGACGGCACCCGCACCGTCTTCATGGGCGCGGACGGAAATGCAGTAGTCGGCACGCTTACCGCGCACGACCTCAAGATCCGCGCTGGCAACGCCGACGCCATGATTGTGCAGCAAGGGACGCTCAACGTCGGCATCGGCACGCCGGCGCCGGTTGGTCGCGCTGACGTCGCGGGGACCAGCGTTAACCAGCTCGCGTGGGGCCTGCTTTCCGTACGCTCCAACGACGCGCAAGGCGCAGACAAGGGCGGCTCGATCGCGTTTGGCGGCATCTATGACGCGTCCAATACGACGCATTGGGCGCAGATCAGCGGCCGCAAAGAGAACGGCACGAGCGGACAGTACGGCGGATATCTCGCGTTCGCCACTCGCACCGACGGCGCGGGCACCAATACCGAACGCGCCCGCATCGACTCGTCGGGAAACTTCATCCTGAACAGCGCCACTACCAACGCGGTGATTCAGGCGTCGGGCACGGGCCAGGGCCTCAAACTCCCCGCGACGCCGGGCAACGCGGACACGCAGACGCTGGATTGCTACCAGGAGAACTACGCCTCAAACTCGTGGACGCCGGTAATCTTTGGAGGGACCACGGCAGGCACCGCAACGTACAGCGTGCAAGAGGGCTTCTATACGCGATGGGGAAACCTCATTTTCTGCACCGCGACCGTGGTCTTTTCCGGGCACACTGGCACCGGTAACCTTTCGCTGAGCGGGCTTCCGTTCGCGGCAAAGACCGCTGGTTCCGGCACCTATCGTTCTTCGATCATCATCGAAGAAGGCGGCGGCGTGAAGGCGATTCTCCGGCTCCAGTCTGGAACGACCGCCACCACGACCGGCGTATCCATTGCCGCAAGCGGTAACTACGTGATCACCTTCGTCTACGCCACCAACTGAGGCCCCCATGTTCGCCACCATCGAACCCGTTTCCGTCTTTCCGTCCACGGCCACCGTGCTCTGGATCAACAACGTCAACGTGCAGCCGGGCGCGTCTGCGAGCTACCAGTGGTGGCTCCAGAGCGCCGAGCGCGCGAACCTCACGACCGGCACGATCAACCTCACGGGCGACGCCTACGCCGCGTGGGGCACCGACGACGATTACCTCTACACCTACACCGCCGCGCAGCTCGGCCTGACCATCGTCGAGATCGTGCCCGACGCCCCGCCCGCCCCGCCCGCCGATGCGCCCTACGAGCCCATCGTTTACACGGAAGGAAACGTCTGATGGCCCTCTCCGAATCCCAGGCCGCCCAGGTGCTCGTGCAGGCGCGCGGCGCGTACGAGATCCACGAGAGCGCGCTCATCCACGAGGCGCTGACGCTCCTCGGTCCCAAGCTCGGCCTCGTGGCGGAGCAGGTGCCGGCGGAAGTCTCCGCGCCCGTCGCCCCCGCACCCTCGAACGAGTAGCTATGCCCGCGAAGAAGTCCGAGATGAAGTGCAACGTCCCGAAGCGTACTCCGGGCCACCCGAAGAAGTCGCACGTCGTGGAGGCGTGCGAGGGCGGCAAGGAGAAGCTCATTCGCTTCGGGCAGCAAGGCGTCTCGGGCTCTCCTCCGAGGAAGGGCGAATCGGAGGCCGACGCGAAGCGGCGCGCGTCGTTCAAGGCGCGACACGCCAAGAACATCGCGAAGGGCAAGATGAGCGCCGCGTGGTGGAGCGACTCCGTGAAGTGGAAATAACATGCCCGCGATCCCCATCCTCTCCGGCATCTACGCGAACGGCTCGCCCGACTTCCGCACGGCGTACCCAGTGAACATGGTGCCCGTGCCGATGGCCACGGGCATCTCGGAGGCGTACCTGCGCCCCGCCGACGGCCTCGTCTCGCTCGGCGTCCTCGGCCCCGGCATCGGGCGCGGCGGCATCAACTGGAACGGCGCGCTCTACCGCGTCATGGGTCCGTTCCTCGTGCGGATCGACCCGCTCGGCAATGTGACGACGATCGGCAACGTCGGCGACGACGGGAAGCCCGTCACGTTCGACTACAGCTTCGACCAGATGTGCATCGCCTCGTGTGGGAATCTTTTCTACTCGAACGGCACGACGCTCGTGCAGAACGTCGACCCCGACCTCGGAACGGTTGTGGATGTCGTCTGGGTCGACGGCTACTTTTTCACGACGGACGGCGAGTTCCTCGTCGTCACCTC